AGGTATTCACTGGCGGTCGCGGCCTTGCTTACATCGAGCGAACGCCGCAGGGCATCGACTCGCTTTGGCCTATGGATCCGGCAAAGACTACAATCAAACGTGTCGGTCTGAAGGTCACATACGAGTTTGAGGGCAAGACTTACGACGCAGCTGATGTCATTGACGTCCCGTTTATGAGGCGCAGTTGCGGGCTGAAGCACTACGGCCCAATCAACATGGCTTCGAAAGCCATCCAGCTTGCGCTGGCCATGAATGACTACGGCAGCAACTTCTTTGCCGGCGGTGGCGTCCCTCCGCTTGCCCTCGTTGGCCCGTTGCCACAGGGCGCGGATGCGCTGAAGCGCGCGCATGAGGATATCAAGCGAGCGATCGGCGCAGCGAAATCGAGCAGCAGCCAGATTTTCCCGATTCCGCCGGGGAACGAGCTAAAGCCGGTCGGCACGGATCCCGCCAAGGGGCAGATGGTCGAGGCCCGGCGATTCCAAGTGGAAGAGATCGCAAGATCATTTCAACTTCCTCCTGTATTTCTGCAGGATCTGACGCACGGCACAATGGCGAACACTGAACAGCAGAATCTCATGCTCGTTCAGCATCTCATCGGCCAGTGGGCAAAGGCGCTAGAGGATGAGCTGAACCTCAAGTTCTTCGGACGTGGCAGCGGAAACCGTTACATTTCGCACGTCCTCGATGGATTGATGCGCGGCGATTTCCTTTCGCGCATGGACGGGCTGGCAAAGGCCGTGCAGAACGCGCTGCTGACCCCCAATGAGGCAAGAGCACTAGAAAACCGTGAAGCGAAGCCGCACGGCGACGATCTGTTCTTGCAGGGCGCAACGGCACCACTGGGAACGGCCACCTACGGGCAGCAGAACGCTCCCGGCGCCGATCGCCCGCCAGCCAACGACAACAATCAGGACGAGGCGGAAGAAGCCGCATGACGGACATTGAAAAACGTGGCGGAGCTCTCGGCGTAGAGTTCCGCTCAGAATCCGACAAGCGGACGCTGACGGGCTACGCGGTTGTGTGGAACAGCGATACGACGATCGGCGACTACTTTGTTGAGCGGATCGCGCCAGGCGCATTCACCAAGGCACTGCGCGGCGACATCCTTGCGCTTGTGAATCACGACACTGGTCGCGTCGTTGGCAGGACGCGTAGTGGCACGCTACGCCTTGCTGAAGATAGCCATGGGTTGAAAGTTGACATCGACATTCCGGACACCACCGACGGCAACGACCTTTGGACGTTGGTTGAGCGCGGCGATGTCAGCGGCATGAGCTTCTCGTTCCGAGCTACGAAGCAGGAATGGGACGACGCCGGCGACCTTCCGCACCGCACTGTCATTGAGGCCGAGCTCTTTGAGGTCACGGCAACGCCTATTCCGGCATATCCCGACACAAGCCTGGCATTGCGCTCGTTGGAGGCCGCTCGCACTGAGGCGAGAACGGCTGAGTATCGCAAGGCCGAAAACAAAGCCGCCGCAGAGCGGCGCATCGCCGGCAAGAGAGCTGCGATGGAGCAAACATTTCGGGGCATAACGGCAGGACGCCACGCCTCGTAGTCACCCGGCCCGGCCGGAAGGCAGGACCGTCCTGCCATTCACCACAGCCCGTACGCTCTTGCGACGGGCTTTTTCTTTGCCCGAAAGGAAAATCATGTCCCTTACCGAACTGCAGGAAAAGCGCGGCCGTCTTATGACGCAGGCGCGCGAGGCGCTGAACGAAATCAACGCCAATACCGACGAAGCTCGCTCTGCTGAGCTCGAGGCTCGTCACGATTCCATCATGTCCGAGTTTGACGCCCTAGAGCGCAAGATCGAACGCGAAGAGCGCATGACTACTCTCGAGAAGCGCTTTGCTGATCGTCAGGCAGAAGAGCGCGCTAAAAAGCGCCCGAGCAACGGCGATGGCGAGGCTCGCGGCCAGGACGACGGAGATAAGGTCGAGTACCGCGAGGTCTTCTACAAGTTCCTCGCTGGCGGCGCCGACATTGGCGAGCTTTCCGCCGAAGAGCGTTCTGTTCTGAAGGCCGGCGTTCAGTCCGCGAAGGAATTCCGTACTCAGGTGACCACCTCTGGCGCCCCTGGCGGCTACACCGTGCCTGTCGAGCTCGCTGACATAATCGTCCGCTCGATGCTTGACTGGGGTCCGATGTACTCTGAGGACGTCGCTACCGTCATTTCTACGGCGAGCGGCAATCAGATCAATCTGCCCACGGTCGATGACACGGCCGTGACCGCAGTCAAGCACACCGAAGGCAACGCCCTCGGCGATACCGGCGCGAAAGACGTTACCTTCGGCCAGAAGCGGCTCGACGCGTACGTTTACGATACGGAGTTCGTGAAGTTCTCGATGGAACTGGCGCAGGATTCCATCTTCAACATGGAATCGCTGCTCGGCTCACTTCTCGGCGAGCGCCTTGGCCGTATTGCCAACCGTGAACTGACGATCGGCGACGGTACCGGCGACCCGAACGGCGTTGTCACTGCCTCGACGCTCGGCAAGACGGCCGCTGCGACTGCTGCGATCACGGCGGACGAGATCATAGACCTGCTGCACTCGGTCAACGCTGCCTACAGGCGCTCGCCGAAGGCTCGCTTTATGTTTGCCGACACGACGCTCGCCGCCATCAGAAAACTGAAGGACGGGCAGGGTAATTTTCTGTGGGCGATGGGGGACGTCACGACGGCTCAGCCTGGCACGCTGCTTGGCTACCGCTACAGCATCAACGACGACATGGCGTCGCTTGGCGCTGCTGCGAAGGTCATGCTGTTCGGGGACTTCTCGCGATATTTTGTCAGGAAGGTTGGCTCGCCGGTCATCGGGGTCCTCAGGGAGAGGTTCTGGCCGGATCTCGGCGTGGCGGGACTCATCCGGTTCGACGGAGAGTTGGGTGACGCCGCGTCGGTGAAGCACCTGATCACGGCTGCCGTCTAACTTGGATGGCGGGGCTTCGGCCCCGCCTCCTCCCAAGGAGCTCCCATGAAAATCAAGATGTTGGTCGGCCTTGCTGGCAATGAATATTCGCTCTCGCCCGGCGATGAGCGTGACTTTCCGCAGAATGAAGCTATTCGGCTGATCGACGCTGGATACGCATTGCCAGTTGCCAAGAAAGAGACAGAGCGCGCGGTAGCGCAGCCGACCGTTGAGCGGCGTACGAAGAAGGGCAAGCCGGATGTGGTATCCGCCGAAGGTAACGACGCCACCGACTGAGCCTATTACCGTCGCAGACGCCAAGCGCCAGAGCGTCGTCCTGCATGACGACGACAACGCACTTTTTGAGGCGCTGATTGCAGCGGCCCGAGACCACGTCGAACGATACTGTGGCTCGCCGTTGGCGACGCAGACAATCGAAGTGAAATGCGACAGCTTCTGCGACATGGCGCGTTTGCCGCTGGCTCCGGCGCAGTCGGTCACATCTATTTCCTACGTCGACACTGACGGCGCAACGCAGGCTCTGGCGACTAGCGTTTACGAAGAGCGGTTTGACGGCCTCGAGGCTGCGATCGTCACGAAGTACGGCCAGCATTGGCCGGCCATCCATCCAGGTTCTCGGATCATCCTAACTGCCGTTGTTGGCTACGCGGACCTGCCGGCGAGCATTAAACACGCGATGCTCCTTTGGATCGCTGACGCATACGAAAATCGCGAGAACGATGCTGCACCGGCTTGGTCTGCTTTCGACGCGCTTCTTTGCAATCACAGACGCGGCGCTTAAGGCCGCAGGAGACTTCAAATGGCCGATTTGGTCCTAGCTGCATCTGATATCATCGCGGGCCCGAATTCCGCGCAAGAACACGGCATGGCCGGCGAAACGATTACGGCCGGCAAGGCCGTCTACAAAAGCGCGACCACCAAAAAGTGGATGCTCGCCGACAGCAATACGGCAACTGCCGCCGCTCGCCAGGCAGGTGGGATCGCTCTTAACGGAGCATCGGATGGTCAACCTATCACCGTTCACAAGAGCGGCGACCTTACTGTGGGTGCCGTCCTGACCGCCGGCCAAGCAATATACCTTAGCGACACGCCAGGCGGCGTGTGTCCTCTCGCCGATGTCGGCGCCGGTGAATATGTCTGCCTTATCGGCCTCGCAAAGTCGACGACCGTCCTTGCTGTCGACATCCAGTTCCCGAACGTCGCGCTTTAATGTGGATGAGGTTTCTAGCTGATTACGACTGGAAACCTCGGCCGCCCGTAACGATCGCCTTTAAGGCTGACACCACCCGTAATGTGACGCGCGCTTGCGCAGCCGCAGCCATTGTGGCGGGCAAGGCACTTCCAACCGAAAGGCCGGCAGATGCCCGCAGGCAAACTTCGCTCGAGGCTACACTTCCAACAGCGCACCACAGGCGATGACGGTTACGGCGGAATTGTAGTTGGTGAATATTCAACAGTCTTCACTGATGCCGCCGAGATTATCCCGCGCATGGGCTCTGAGGCCGTTATGGGCGCACGCCTGCAAGGGCTGCAGCCCGTGACTATACGCGTGCGCTCGCATGTCGCTACGCGCGCCCTGGACGCTTCATGGCGAGCCGTGGATGCGCGTTCAGGTGCGATCTATGCCATCGTTTCTCCACCCATAAATGTGTCTCAGAAGAACGATTACATCGACATGCTGGCGACAATCGGCACGCAGGCAGACGCATGACGAAGATTATTGGGGTGGACAAGCTCAACAGGAAGTTGGCGCTTTTGCCGATCGTTGCGCGCAAGCGGATACGTGAGGCTATGCAGCAGGGCGCAAATGAAATCGTTGCCATGATGAAAAGTCTGGTGGCGGTTGATAGCGGTGATCTGAAAAACAGTATCGACTGGACGTGGGGTTCCGCGCCGAAAGGCGCCTTGACCATCGCAACTGTGCGCGGCCAAGGCATGCGAAACACTGGCAGCGAAAACACCATCACGATCTATGCCGGCAATGCGGATGCGTATTACGCCCGTTTCGTAGAATTCGGTACGGCAGCCCACACTGCTGGCGGCATGTTTGCGGGAGCGACGATCCCACCCATTGCGGCCTCGCCCTTCTTCTTTGTCTCGTTCAGAGCGAACCGTAAGCGCGTCAAGGGCCGCATTACTCGGGCAGTGAACAAAGCGGCCAGAGAAGTGGCGGCGGGAGGCGGCTAATGGATCCAATACATGAGCTACGCGCCGCGGTCATCACAAGGCTGAAAGCCGACGAGGGCGTAAAGTCGTTTGTCGTCTCGCGCGTCTACGACCGTCCACCGGGAGGCACCCTGACGCCTCCATACATCACGATGGGTCCGGCCGACGCCATTACGGACGATGCGGACTGTATCGACGGACTCGAGGTGACCATGCAAATCGATTGCTGGTCGTGGGGCTCGAATGAAGCATACGGCAGCGCCGAGGTAAGCAAGCTTTCTGGAGCAGTGCGAGCGGCCCTGCATGAGGCGGAGATTGCTCTGCAGACCAATGCGCTGGCGATCTTGCGTCACCGCATCACGCGATACCAGCGCGAAAGCGATGGCGTTACCAACCGAGCGATAATCAGCGTTACGGCGTTCGTGGAGATCACGTAGCCGCCATTCACCAATTACCACCACATCGCGGCCGCTCTGAGCGGCCTTTTTTATGGAGACCACAAAATGGCGGCACCAATCACTGCGCGCTTTGGCAAATTCCGTGTCCTGCTCGACCTGGCAGGAACTGGTACCTACACCGCACCTTGCGGGTTTACATCCAAGTCGCTTTCGCTCACCAAGTCGCTTTCCGAAGTTGCTCTTCCGGACTGCGAAGATCCCGACAAGCCCATTGTGTTGGGCCGCGACGTAGAGAGCATTTCCGCATCTGTTTCCGGCGAAGGCGTTCTTGCTGCATCCGCGGTTGAGACCTGGCTTGACGGGTACGAAAGCACCGAGTCCGTGGCGATCAAGATCGAGATCGAATTCTCGACTGGAACTGTTACCTGGACCGGCAAAATGCACGTCGAATCTCTGGAAATCGGCGCCGAGCAGGGCGGCCGCGTCACGCTCAACGTCTCGATGCAGTCCGACGGCGAGTTGGTCCGCACGGATACCTTCTAACAATGGCTCGCGACGCCAGGATTGAGCTCGACTTCGGAGACGGGACGTATTCGTTCCGTCTCGGCTGGGGAGAGCTCGCCACTCTGCAGGAGGAGTGCGACGCCGGCCCGTATATGATCCTGCACAGGCTGCACTCTCACCAGTGGCGTGTGCAGGACATCGCCAACGTCATCCGTCTTGGACTCGTTGGCGGCGGAATGCCTCCCGCCGATGCGCTTAAAAAGACTCGACAGTATGTCGAGCGCCGGCCTCCACTTGAAAATCACCCGATTGCCATTGCTGTTATCTCAGCTGGCCTGCTGGGGGCGCCAGAGGAGCCAGTGGGGGAGCGGGAAGCGCCAATTCCAGAAGCAGCGTAGACGATCTGCCTAACGGCAAGATCCGCTTCGCCTCGATCTATGGAGTTGGCGCCGCAATGGGCTTCACACCGCAGGAAGTGAACGCGATGTCCATGTGGCAGTTCGCGGCGGCGTTTGATGGGTATGTGAAGGCGAACGGCGGCGGCGAAGAGAAGATGTCCAACGCAGAGGCGGACGATCTTTGGAAATGGCTGCAGTCTAAGGATGAGTTCTAGGCCTCTGCTTGGCCAAGCTTTTTCCGCTGCAGCACTTGTTTGTACTTGCCGGGAACATACCCGAGGGTCCGGGCTCCACAACGAGGGCACCTATACGACCCGCCAGCAAACAAAGCTACTAGGATCCATATCGGGAGCCACAATCCCGCCGTCACTAGGCTTAGCACCAAGTGCAAGAGATGGTTGGGAGTCTGCCTCTCAGCCAACACCATCTCAATTTCTTCCTCACAGAACATGCGCTTTTTGTGCGTACCCATGCGACCTCACATAGGGCAAATATTCTATGGCCGCAACCGATCTTGAACGCCTCGTCGTGCAGTTGAGTGCTGACCTCAAGGGCTACCAGAATTCGCTTAGCAAGGCGCGCGGTATAACAAACCGCCAAATGGGGCAAATCCAGAAGCAGGCCGCATCCACAGGGAAGGCAATGACCGCCTCTCTGGTGCAGGCGGGCGCTGCCGTCGCTGGTGCCTTCGTCTTCACGGATGTTATCCGTGGCATTGGCAATCTCTCAGAGGCGGCCACCCGCATTGACAACTCGCTGAAGGTTGCCGGTCTTTCCGGCGCTGAATTGGAAAAGGTTTATCAGGGCCTAGCGAAGGCCGCGGCAGACAACGGCGCTCCGATCGAGACGCTGGCCTCTCTGTACGGCAAGGCTGCGCAGGCACAGAAAGAACTCGGCGTCACCAGCGCTGAATTGCTCACCTTCACCAACAACGTAGCGCTGGCGCTCCGCGTTGCCGGCACTGACGCGACGGCTGCTAGTGGCGCCCTCCTGCAGTTGGGCCAAGCACTCGGCAGCGGCAAGGTTCAGGCGGAGGAATTTAACTCTATTCTTGAAGGCGCGCCGACGATCGCTCAGGCGGCAGCGGCTGGCCTGAAGGAGGCCGGCGGTTCCGTTTCCCAGCTGAAGCAGCTGGTCGTCGACGGCGCAATTTCATCGGAAGCATTCTTTCGAGCCTTTGAAGCTGGCTCCGTCATTCTCGAGGAGAAGGCGGCCAACGCAACCTTCACGATCTCGCAGGCCACCACGAATTTGTGGACCGCGCTGATTGACGTTACCCGCGAGCTCAACAACTCGACTGGCGCCAGCGAGAATTTCGCGCAAGGCATCAACAGCGCGGCCAACGCGATCAATAGCTTTGATGTCTCTGGCCTGATTCAAAAAATCAGGGACGCTGATGCGGCGTTCAAGGACTTTCTTGCCAATGACGGCACACTGAATGCCATTCTCGATACGCTGAATAAGCTATCAGGAACGACGGATGCCGCTGGCAACGTCATCAATATCGACAAAGAAAAAGCAGAAGACGACGTTACCGCTCTAGAGCGTGAAGTCCAGCTTCTGCAGGAGAGAATCGCCCTTAACACGAAGCTTGGCTTCGACAACACCGAGGCCGTTGCTCGCCTGAACGAAGTTCTCGGCAAGCTCGCAGAGGTTCGTGCCGCGGCAGCAGCAATGCCTGACACCGTCGCCGGGTACGTCGTCGGCGAGAACGGAATCGAAGCTGTACCTGAATCTGGTTCGACTTCGCTTGGTGGACCTCGCACTCGTGGCGGCAAGCGGAAGAAAAAGGCCGTTGCTCCGGTATCGATCTCGGACTTCAAAGCGCCCCCAAGTCGGGGAGGCGGAGGAGGCGGTGGCGGTCGTAAGCGCGGAGGCGGAGGTGGCGGAGGTGGGGGCGGTGGAGCCGACGAGTTCCAACGCGAGACCGAACAAATCAGAGAGCGCACCGAAGCCATCCAGGCTGAAACCGCCGCTCAGGTTGGCCTAAACCCTCTCGTCAACGACTTCGGGTATGCCGTTGAATTCGCTGCCGCAAAGCAGGATCTTCTGAACGCCGCAAAACAGGCGGGTCTGACGATCACGCCGGAACTTGAAGCCAGCATCAACTCTTTGGCCGAGGGCTACGCAAAGGCCGCAGCAGCGGCTGGACAACTCGAGGAGAGCCAGGATCAGGTTCGTCAAGCGGCAGACGACTTCAAGAGCTCGGCAAAAGACATCACTGGCGGCTTCATCTCGGATCTGCGCAGCGGCAAGTCTGCGGCCGAAGCCCTAGCCAATGCGCTTGATAAGGTCGTCGACAAGCTGATCGACGTGGCGCTGAACTCTGCATTCGGTCTTGGCGGAGGCGGCGGAGGCGGCGGCCTACTTGGCGGCCTTTTCTCGGTTTTCGGCTTTGCCAAAGGCGGCGTTGCTGCCCACGGCAGGCCGCAGCCTCTGAAGCGATTTGCTCGCGGCGGCATTTCCAGCAGCGCAGCGATCTTTGGCGAGGCGGGGCCGGAAGCGGCCGTACCTCTGCCTGATGGCCGAAGCATCCCGGTCAAATTCAAGGAGCCGGCGATTCCGAGAAGGGCTGCCGGCGGAGGCCAAGCCGTCCACGTCACAGTCGGCGTGTCGGCTGACAGCAACGGCAATCTTTTGCCGTTCGTTGAATCCGTGTCGCAAAAAACCGTGTCCTCCGCGGCGCCAAAAATCGTGTCGGCCGCGAACCAGCAGGTGGTTCCGACAATGGCGGCCCATCAGAAGAATAAGGCGGGTGCTGAATGGCGCTGATTATCGAATGGCCGCTCTGCACCTTGAGGCCGCAATCCGCATCCGCCAACCTCGTTCCGTTTAGCAGGAGCGGGGGCCGGACGCTCGGCGGCATCGAGCCATCGACGAGGACGGACCTCGGTTTTTGGGCGATCGACTATGGCAACATAGTCGTCTCCAACAAAAACCGAGGCCAGTGGCAAACGTGGAACGCCATAGCCCAGAAACTAGGTGGTCGACCCGGCCTGATTGCGGTGCGCGTTCGCTCCAGCCTGTCGGCGCCTTACGTCTCCGGCAAATTCGAGCCGGTTATCGAGACGGACCACAGCGACGACAGCCCGTTTGACGACGACACGCCATACACGCAGGGCGCCATTTCGGTCGTTACCGATGGCGTGACCGCGGTAGGCGCAACGTCGATCCGGCTGCGCATTATCAACGCCGACGCCAACCTCGTCGGCGTGCGCTTTTCGTACAACCACGCCCTGTACGAAACGGGGCCGGTTACTGCCGTGGATGGCGACATCTGGACAGTGCCGATTTCGCCGTCGGTGCGCGAGCTCATTCCTGCGGGCGCCGATCTCGAGTTCGACCAGCCGACATGCCTCTGCCACCTGGCGGAAGATCGCGGCATGGACATCGACCAGAACGCGGTCGGGAAATTCTCGTTGCCGTCGGTCTCGTTTGTCGAGGCGGTGGATTATTGGAATCAGTAGGAGGGGCGCATGTACAAGGTTATTGACCTACTCGAGGACAAGCACACCACCGTAGAGGCCACCCTGAACGAGTGGGCCGCGAAAGGGTACGAGCCCTTCCAAGTGATCCGGCGCGCCAACTATAGGTGGCGGCTGATTTTCCGGCGTGTCGACGGGGCGCAGGATGGCAATTAAATCACTGCGCATCCTCTGCGACGTCGTGTTGCCGGAGGAGACCATTCGCGTGTGGGATGGCTCGGGCGGCACGTTCGTTGACGGAGACGGCAACTTCTACCGGCCGGCGCAGTTCACCGAAGACGCGCTGCAGTCGCTTGAAGCTGCCATCAACGGTGAGGCCTACACGCTCGCGCTGTCGCTCATATCGGTGAGCCAGTCGGCTGCGGATGACATCTGGGAATATGACGAAGCGGCCAGCGTGCAAGGCTCGCCGTTTGTCGTTAAGCTTCAGATACTCGACGAGGACGAGCAGCCCGACGGCGATCCGATCGTGGTTTTTACCGGCGAAATCGACAACCTCGACGTTGCCGACGAGTCCACCGCGGACGGCATTAAGTCGGTCGTCAATCTGGAAGTCACCAACCGTTTCACGCTGCGTACCGTCACCAACGGCGCGGTTCTTTCGGACGTCGATCAGCGGGCGCGGGCAGCGCTCCTGAACCCATCGGCGCCGGATGACGAGTTCTGCAAGCGCGTGCCGCTGATGCGGGATGCCGTGATTAAATGGCCCAACTGGTAGCGGCCGAACCGCTTTTTGCGGATACTCTTGCTGCCTTCCTCGCCGACAACAACGCTCGACCTTGGCGACCTGGCCAAGTGGATTGCTGCATGGTGCTCGCAGACTGGGCGGTTTGGCTTGGCCATCCTGACCCCGCCGCGCACCTGCGCGGAGCCTACGACAGTGACGAGGGCTTCCGCGCCATCATAGTGGCTGCGGGCAGCGTTCCAGCGCTGGTGGCCAAGTGTGTGCCTACCAGCGGCAAGCGCATCCAGCACCCGCAGCGGGGCGCCGTTGGCGTCATCGGCAGCCCATCAAACATTCATCGCCAGTTCGGCGCCATCCACGACGGCAGTGGCTGGCTTGTGCGCATGCACGGCGGCTTCGGCCGAATGACGGCGAAAACTCTTGCGGCCTGGGAAATCCGGTAGCCGCGGACGCGGAGTCACCCATTTGCCAGGCATCATTGAGACCATTTCGCTGATCGTGTCTTCGCTGGCGACGACGACGGCCCTTGCCAACGCGCTCTATCTCGGAACGTCGGCGCTGCTCTACGGCGGTATCGCGGCCGGAGCTCTGGCGCTGCAAGGCGCGTTCGCCTCCAAGCCTGCGGTGCCGAAGCCAGACGACGGCAGCTACAATCTGAAGCAGAGCGTGCCCTCGCTGCCGTACGTGTTGGGTCGCGTAAAGAAGGGCAGCGATTACGTCTTTCTGGAGGAGAAGGGCGGCAAGGCTCATCACATCATGGTGTGGGCCGGCCACCGCATCCACGCGTTTGTCTCCCACTACCTGCACGACGAGAAGGCAACGCTGAACGTCGACGGTGGCGTGATCGAGCCGGGGCAATACGACAAGGATGGCGTCAGCTTCGTTCACATCAAGACGAAGCTCGGGCTGAACGCTGAGACTGCTTATTCCGATGTCGTCGCGGCATTCCCGACTATTTGGGACAATAACTGCCGAGGCGATGGCCTCGCGTCCGTCTATATGACGTGCAGGACTGTCGATCAGAAAGACTTTCTCGACGTCTACCCGAACCAGATGCCGGAGCATTCGGCGGTTGGTGACGGCGCGCTTCTGTATGACCCGCGCAAGGACAGCACGCAGGGCGGCTCCGGGTCGCACCGCTACAACAACCCGAACACCTGGGAGTTCTCGAGCAATTTGGCGCTTATGCGGCTCTGGCATCTCTGCCACCCCGTCGGCGGCAAGATGGCGTACGAGAACATGTATCTGCCGGATTGGCAGAATGCAGCCAACGTCTGCGACCAGAACGTCACGAACCGCAGCGGCGGCGCGGAAAAGCGCTATCACGGCGGCTTCTGGTTTCGCGCCAGCAACGACCCGATCGAAGTCGGACGCATCATGGACGAGGCCGCCGAGCTCGTTGTGTACGAGCGAGCTGACGGCAAGATCGGCGTTCATGCCGGCGAGTTCGTTACGCCCGATGTGCGGCTGGAAGCCAAGAGCATTTACAGCATCCGCGTCGACAAGAACAAGCGGCGCGCCAACACGGTGCTCGGCGTTCGCGGCCGCTACGTCAACACGGCTAAGGACTACATCACGGAAGACGCCGCGATCTATGGCGACCCGTATGCCGTCGTTGACGACAACACGGAGCGCACGCGGACTTTCGACAATGCGGCAATCCAGAGCCACAACCACTGCCAGCGCAAGCAGAAGCTGACGTTTGTCAGGGCGAACGCTCGGCGCGTCTCGGTGGTCGCGGACTACACGGCAGACGGCGTTAGGGATATCCCTTACCGGCGCTTCGTGACGGTGCACTACCCTAGCCGGGGGTTGGCCGAAGCCGTTGTTGAAATCACATCGAGCGTGACGATTGATCTGCGCAACATGCGCATTTCGTTCTCCGGCATTATCGTGTCGGCGTCGCTCTATAGCTTCAACGCAGCAACGGAAGAGGGCGAGCCTGGCGAGTCCGTCGAGCCGTTGCCCGATGAGGGCGTGCCGGTTCCTACGGGCTTCGTTCCGACAATCCAAACGGAAGTGGTTTCGGGCGGGGCCACGGCAGCATTCATCAATGCGACGTGGACTTTCGTCGACGACACACTGACGTATGAGCTCGAATACGACCGCACCAGCGGCTCGACGGGCGTGCAGTCGGTGTTCTCCGTTGCTGGGGATACGCAGGTGCGTTCCGGCTATCTCGTCGATGGCGAGGAGTATCGCGTCAGGCTGAGGGCGTGGGGCGGCGGCACGAAGTCCGAATGGACCGATTACGTGCTGCTGACGGCTACGGCCGATCCGGTCGCACCGGCTCCGGTTACTGCGGTTAGCGTGACGCCGGGTGCTGGGCAGGCAGAGTTCCAATGGACCGCGCCGAACAGCAGCAATTATTTCGCCTGCCGCATCTACATCAACACCGTCGACAACCTGGGAACGGCGACGCTTACGGCAACCGAATACGGGCCGCCAAGCGCTACCGACCTGCGCGTCGTGACGTCGCTTGCAGCCGGCACCTACTACGGCTGGCTTCTGTCGATCAACCCGTCTGGCATTGTCGGTACGCCGGTCGCGACTGGGGCGTACACAGTCACCTGACGCGCAGGCTGCGTAAGCGGCACCACCAACATTTTCAGCTTTTGCAGCCCGCCCTCGCGCGGGCTTTTTCTTTACATGGAGAAGACATGGCCACCGCAGCGACCGTGTATCGCGATTACGAAACTGACGGCGTGCCGTCTTCTGGTTTCCACAAAGTCAAGAAGTCTGACGTTCGTCAGTTGCTGCTTGGCTACGAATCGATCATCAACGCCTTCCTGTCGAATGGCGGCCTGATATTCGCTTCGAAGGCATCGCTGGGTGCCAGCTTGGCGCACGCCGCCAACACAATGGCATGGGTCATCGGTGACGCGATCGCAGGAAATAACGGCGTCTACGGCAAGGTCGGCGCTTCTGGCTCTGGCTCGTGGACGCGCCGCAGTGACCTGCCGTTCTCCTTCATCATCGCCTCGGACGTAGGCGCCGGCACCGCCAATGCCATTCAGGCTACGACTTCGCTGCCGGTCTCCGGTTCCGCACTGATCTGGATGAACGTCTTCGAGGCAAACACGGCCTCGCCGGTCACGGTCTCCTTCAACGGCGGCACGGCGCTCACGATCAAGACCAACAGCGGCAACGATGTGGCTGTAGGCGGCCTTACAACCGGCATGATTGTGCTCGGCATCGTTTCAGGCAGCACGTTCCGACTGGTTAGCGATCAAGCGTCAAGCGCGATAATCGCTCAGGCTGAGGCTGCGCAGGCGGCGGCAGCGGCATCGGCGGCAGCCGCGGCAGCATCAGCGGCAGCTGCAGAAGGTGTAGGGGCAGCCGTTGCAGTCTGGCCCAGCGGCACGCTGCGCACCATGAAGGCCCGCGCCACGGATACATACTGCATCCTTGATGCCCCTGGCGCTGCCGATCCCTCTGGCGTGAATGACAGCACCTCGGCTTTCGAAGCGATGGCGGCCGCCGGGGTCAAGTGCGAAATTACTGCCGGCTCGTTTGTGCTCACCCGAAAACTCGTCATCCCAGACGGCGTGGAACTTGTTGGGCAGGGCAGAGGCTATGAATTTGCCCACAAGACTAAGCTCCTTTTCGCCGGAACTGGCACGAAGGAGCACGCGATTGCTGGCGCGACCGCAACAGTTGTCGCCAACCCAGACGCTGGAGCTCCATATCTCGCAGACAGCGGAACGCGAGGTAACAATTACTCTACGCTGGATCTGACGGCGAACTTCAGCGCTGCAGTCATCCTCGGCAAGGCGTCCGGCCTCAAGGGGCTTGGCATCTATCCGAACTTCAACGGCGTCGCGGGGTATGCGGGGACCACAGGCGGCCTCTCAGACGACTGGGATGTTGGTGTCTGGGCACGCAATGCGGACTGGTGGCAGATCGAAGATTGCAACGTAAGTGGTCACTGGCGGAAATCGGGGCTACTCGTCACTGCGCACAACATCGGCGACGGCAAGGTTCCTTCGAACGAAGTCGGCCATGCGATCCGGTCTCATTTCCAGGGCTTCCGGGGCATCACGATCCGTAGTCCGGAAACCGTCGTCGGCAACAACTGGGGCTTCGCTGGCACGGATTTCATCAACTGCCTTGTGCGCGGCCTTTGGCATCAGTCGAGGCACCTGGCAACGTCGAGCTTCCTTACGACGCCGTTCGCTTCCCCGTCTGGCGCTCTGGAGATATCCGGCGACACGATGCGCGGTATTCAGTTCCTCAATTCAACCTTCATCGGCCGAGATGACATCAACATGATTTTCGGCAAGTGCTCGGAAATCCAGTTCGATGGCTGCTACGAGGAAAGCAAGGAGATAAACGTCAGCGGAGCGCCCCTGCCGAATTCTACCGGCTCTCGCATGGTCGCGACGTCCGACAGCGTGGACGTGACCTTCCAGGGCAATTCCAGCTATGGGGTGGACTTCTCGCCCAATCAGACGCGTGACTCGTCGTTGACTGGTCAGCGCTATTCTGCGGCGTCGGGCGTGTTCACTCCGAGCACGTCGACCGACGATGACTATATGGTTCGCCGATTCGGATCGTATGTCGGTCACCGCTTCAGGAAGAGCACGGATCGCTACATCTTCGAAGACGAGACGGGCGGTTCGCAGGTAATCCTGGACGCATCCGGCCGTGTTCAAGCGAACCTACTATTCGCCGGAACGGTCACCATTGCCGATGACGCCGCGGCAAGCATTCCGACGCCGAAGAACGGCGGTCTGTGCGTGATCACCTGCTGCGGCACCACGGAAAACGGGAACTTCCCCGATCCGCTCAGGTCAGGTGCAGTCTTTTACGATACGGGAACCGCGGCATTCTCGGCGGCGAAGCAATTCGGCGGGGCGAACTTCGTTGCGGTCAACACGGACGTAACCGGCACGACCGGGACTGACTTGAACGTTACGGTAGGCGTGATCGCCGGCAATCTTCGCGTTGAGAATCGTGCCGGCGCTTCGCAAGTATTCCGTTATGCCTATTTAGCGTGAAGTCGGCGACGATCGGAAATAAACTATCCCCGCTGATCACACCTCGCCGACGTAGCGCTTTTTCTCGTTCATTGACCAAGGCCGGATGAATTTTTCCCGCCTGTCGTCCGGATAGACGATGTGCGCCGTATTGTTGGGGATTTCGGGCACCTGCCAGTCGAGTGGCTTTTCGAATACCAAGAAGAAGTCGTTACCACGGTCATTCATCGGCAGCTTGTGTTCCTCACAGAACTTCTTAATCGCCTCGACGAACTCGTTTGCTTGGCGGAAGACGTCGTTGGTCTCAAACGTGACGATCTGAGCCTTACTGAAGGCAAGCATCTTCTCGATTTCATGCTTTGCGTATTCGCGATAGTGAAGGGTGTACATAAATGGATGGGTGTTGCACATCGCCAGCGCAATATTCTTAAAAGAGCAAGCATTCGGGGTTGTTAGAAAGCACCGACCGCCCGGCTTCAGTACCCTCAATATCTCGACCAGAAGATTAATTACACCGCTGAAGTTTTTTATGGACGTGCGGAAATCCTTGTCGCCGATGTGCTCGAAAATCTCGCCCGCAATGCACCCGTCAAACGACCCGCTTTCGAACGGCAACGGATCGTGAAGATCGGTTGTCGTCGGTATGATTCTTGCATTTGGAAAGGCCATACGCCAAGCGTCATGCACTTCGCCTCCGGAATGGCCACCTACGTCGAGAACGTCTCCTTTAACCACACCGTGTCGGAGCGCATACCTAATCGACAACTTAATGCGCTCGCGTTGTCCGATCACATACTTGTTTTCCGAGGCGTCGAGCATTTTTGCGATCGACGGGTCAAGCTCGGGGTAGATGGTAGTATCGGTCATTGTTTACTGGGTACCTTTCTTGCCGGTTTGGGAAGCACGGATTCTGTCGGCGCTAGAAGAACGGTTCCCCCCAAAGAGTCAACTTAAAC